CCTTGCACCTGAGCCATCAGGGCGAAGTGCTTCGCGATGCCGTCCGTCGTTTCGACCAGCGCACCGTTTTCGTCGATTTCCCAGCCGAGCAATTCCGCAGCCAGCGCGTCCGGCAGCTTAGCGATTTCGATTTCGAAAGTGTATCCGTTGTTCGTCGTTACCGTGAAGTAAGCTCGATTGTCCGCATAGAAATTGGTCGTATCGCCGACGGTCGTCGGAGTGAACCGAACTGCGCCCGGAACCGGGATCGGTGTTTCGTACGCCGGTGCCGTCGATGTCGAAGCCGCCGTCCATGGTGCGATATGCAGGTCTTGAAGACCAAAGGTTACTTTATTCTCAGCCACTAAAATCAGCCTCCAATTGTTTGAATGATGTAGAGCGTTTGATACATTTTTTCCGCGTCGATACGCTGCCGGCTGCGCACGTAAGGCAACTCGGCCTCGCTGAGCGCGCCTTCAACTCGACGTTCGGCCGCCAACCTTTCGCCGGTCGGCATATTGATTGCCGTGTATAGTTCGACTTGCCAAGGCGTCACGCCAACATAATTCCGGTTGTCAGCCATGAGGTCACCCGATGTAGTGTCCAGGTAGACCAGATATGGCAGTGCTGGCGGATTTTCAAACGCAAAAAAGGCCACCGGGTACCCGATAGCCTTCAGCAACGTATGCAGTTCTTTTTGATTCAAAGTCTCATCCTCCGTTTCGGATGATCCGTTTAATACGATCCGGCATCGTCGCCCCGTGCCGCTGATAGGCCGGACCTAGATGCGGATGACCTTGAACTCGTCCGCCGCCACGCTTGGCATGTCCGAATTCAAGCAGGTGCGTCAATCGGTAACGTTTTTTGTTCCAGACGGTGTATTTCGCCATGCCTGGCGCCCGTTGCGTCTTCTTTGTCCATCCGCGCTTGTAGGCCCCTGTGCGAACGGGGGAGTGTTCCCTGGCGTCCTTGATCACGGCATCCGCTGTCTCTTTGACCTCAACAGCGATCGCCGCGCCCACGGCGTCGGTGTAGTTTTGGATTGCATTGACGATTTCGCCAACCAAGCGATCCGGTCTTACATCAACCATCGCCCTCAGCCCTTTCGCAAGTCAGCTCGATTTCTTCAGTGCCGGTCGCGTACGCACGGAGTACGCGGTATCGAACACCATCTTCATACCGGACCAACCGCTGGTCCGCGTACTCGAAGCGGTGGATGCGAAATAGGATGTCCGGCCGAAGTCCCGTCTGAGCCGCGCTGTAGAACTCGCTCCGGCCGACGGACAGTTCCTCGCATAGAACGGCGGTCTCTGTCTCCACCGGCGTCTGGCCGCCGTATCCATCGTCCTCGTAGCGTGTGCCGATAAGGGTCAGCTCGTGGTCATAGCTCATGGCGGCGCACCTGCCGATGGTTCAGGCGCAGGCTTTCCGGCGTGGATCATCAGGTTGTGCAGACGAAATTGCAGGTTCCGCGGCATCGCTCCGGACTCGTCCCGGCTCTGGTACCGCCAAGCCGCATAATCCACACAGAACATAAGGTGATAGGAGTTGGCCGCATCCAGCACCAACCCCTTCTCGTCCTCCAGCTCCGTAACGACCGATTTCGCGATGACTTCGAGGTATTGATCCCGTACTGCCGTCCGGATGCCCAGCCGTTCTTTAACCAGCCCGAGAATCACTGTAATGTCCATGATTACAAGTCCTGCATTTCTTCGTCGGATACGAGTTCGATCAACGGCTCACCGCGCTTGTTTTCGGAACCGGAAAGCTCTTCAATTCGAGCCTTTTTGACTCTTTTCCCGGCGCGAGGGTATTCGTCCCAAGGGCGGTAAATGTGATTGTCGTCTTCCAGGTCGGTGAATTCACGAATAACTACGTAAGGCATGCTGGATCATCTCCCTTTCGGTTTATGGATTAGGCGCCGGCAGGTTCCGCGGCAGGTTCCGCGGCAGTCAGCGTGATTACTACGAAGTAATCGTTGTAGATCGGCTTGCCGTCGTAACGGGCCGTTCCTTTGAATACTGTCTGATCTTGGATGAAGCGAACTTCGGTCGAGCTTGTGATCTGAACGCCGCGGCGCTCGCCGAGCAGGTACTTCTTAAAGTCGCCCATAACGATAGTGTCGTCCGGCGTATATTGCGAGAACACAACGCGCGTGCCGTCCGGCAGCCGCGGCGCAGTTGCGGTCTGGATCACCAAGCGTCCGTCTGCCGTCGGTAGGAACGTTTGCGGAGCGATGCGGGAATAATAAGTTCCGCGCTTCATGACCGCAATCACTTCGCCGATAGCCGGTCCGTCCTGGCCGTCGTCAATCAGCGGCATTTGCGCAACGATATTCGCCAGTGTGCCGTCGCTCGTGACGTTCCGAGTGGCGTCGTCAGCCAAAGCGGTGATGATGCCGAGCGGCTGTTTGCCGGTAGCGCCCGTGCCGGTCAGAATCGCATGGTCGATGGCCTTAGCGATCGCCATTGCCAGGCGGCTTTCAACGAATTCGGCCAGGTTGATCATGGAGTCTTCCAGTACTGCATTGCAGACCGGAATAAATCCGCCTACTTTCCAGCCGTCCAGTTCGGTTTGGCTGAATGCGCCGGCCAGCTCCTGAACCGGGTCACACATTTCAACCCAGATCGCTTCCGGGATTGCGCCGTCCATGATGATACGCGCATCGCCAGTCAGCGGCACAACTTGTACTTCGGCGTAAAGATTGGAGTAGTCGCCCATGCGAGTCTGGATCATGTTGATAACCGCTTCCGGAATAACCACTTCTGTATTGCTGAGCGCGCGTTTTTCTTTGACTGCGGTCGTGAGTGTGCTATAGAACTCGCGGACTTCCGGCTGATCAAGTCTTTGTCTCATTTGTGCCCGCGTCTCGTGTTTATTGCCTCTCATTCTCGTTTCGCCTCCTTGGGTTCTGGATCTTTCGTTGTCTTGCGGAGCAGGTGCTGGCGTTGGATTATTCGGCGGAGCGGCGTTGTTCAAACCGTCAAGTTCGCCTTCGAGCTGTGCGATCTCGGTTTCAAGCGCGCTCTTTCTGCCGTCAATCTCCGTCTGCTCGTTTTCAATCGCCTTGTGTTCTTCCTCGACGGTTGCGAGTTCTTCTTCACTCTTCGCTTCCTCGATCGCCGTCTCCAAATTTTTGGAGCGTTCTTGCAGACCTTCCTCACGGATCATCAACTCCGCGAGTGTAGATTGCCGCTGCTCAATTTTCTTCCTGATTACCAATTGTTTCAGTGTCATTTTTTGATCCTCGCTTTCAGTTCGTTTTTCCGCTGCTGAAGCTTGCGGGTTTGGTGCTGTTCGTACTCTCGATGTCGCGCCTGCACGCCGGTTTCCACATACTGCGGGAAGGTACAAACGGATACTTCGTGCAGGTCGACTTTCGTAATCCGCCACAAGACCGTGCCGTCATCGCGAAAATCGACTTCCTCGGCCAAAATATTAAAGCCGAACGAGCACTGGTCGACATCTCGGCGCTTGACGCGTTCGTACAGATTCACGGCGTCGCTATCTGCCGGATTGATCCGAACCGAACCCCAAAGCCCGTGGGAATCGACCTTTAATTCCAGCGTACCGGATTTATTTCTCCCGAGAACTAGGCGCGACTTGTGATCGATCAGTGCCCGCACGTCATTTCCCAACGTTTCATTAAAGGCTTCCGGTGCGAGAACTTCGAAAGCGCCAGGCCAAAGCTCTGTTTGTGTATTGAAAACAGCCCAGTACCCGTCAATGACTTTTTCTCCGTTCTCTTCCGCCCGCGTCTTTAGCTCCGTTTTGAGAACTCGCGTCTGACGTTCCTCTCTATCCATCCATCTCACCTCCCCCGGGGTTCAACTTGTTCTGATCTGCAATCATGCCGGCCGGAATGTAGTTTTCCAGGATTACTCGCTCGTCCAGCCCTTCCATCGGCGACATACTCAGCCAATCCCGAACCTGATTGCCGGTCATGATTCCGCGCACGTACATGTTCCCGCCGATGTCGGCCAAGTCTTTCAGGCTGTAGGCGTACAGAGCGCGGGCGTTAAACCGGAAATACAGATCCTCGGCGTATAACAACTTTCGTGTCAGTTCCTGCTCAATCGACCGGGCCAGCGGCAGGATTGTCGTATCGATAAAATTGTTGTATTCGTCTTTGTTGTAACTTCCGACGCCAACAAAAAACGGCGGCACGTCGAAGATCGCGGCCACCGTTCGTTTGTCAATTTGGACGGCCTCGTTGATAGCGAGGTCGTTGAGACTTAAAGGCTTAATCTGGTCAACCTTGATGAATTCCGCCGGCACAATCCACGGCTTTCCGCCTTCGGTTTCCGAAACGTACTTGTTCAAAATCCCGTCTCGGCCTTCTGGACTGGAAAGCTCCTCGGTCATTGCGTCGACCGAGACAATAACGCTCGGTTTCCATTTGTCCGACATGAATCCTTTTTTCGTTTTGGCCGCCTGCTTCAAATTGTCGAGAACGTCTTGAAGCGGGACTTTATAGCCAGTGCCGATCCACGGCCGTTCCGGGTCCGGGTTGATTGTGAAGTGCAGTAACTCGTCGTGATCATACTGCTTGGTTCCGTAGCATACGCGGTACCCGCGGGGTGTGTCCTCAAACTTGACGGCCGACGGTTTGAGCGGCTGCAATTCGTCGATCAACCCTTCACTGGTGAGCGTCGGATAAACGACCGAGTTGCCGCTTCCCGGTAACAGCATGGTGTACACAATGTTGTAGACCCACGCCTTGCGCGTCATCAAGCTATATGGGTTGATGTCGATTTTCCGGCTGAGCGCGTTCCGGACCCGAACATCACCATTCGCCGTGTTCTGCATCAGGTGGATGGTCATGCTGCTGACCAGATTCGCGATCTTATGCGCCGCCATTTTCACTTCAGGGTTATCCCAAAGCTTTTTATATCCGTGCGCCGCCAAAGTCTCGTACGCTGTGTCGGTCAAAAAATAACCGAGCGCCGTTGTCGGCGCGGCGCGCGTCTGCGTCTTGTTTCCTTTTCGCTTCTTACTCATTCTCTCACCCTTTCAGCCAGCTCGATGCAGACGAAGATTTCTCAAGGCTTTCGAGTTTCCTCACAGCCGCAAACACTGCTGCGTCGAAAAGGTCGATGCGCTGAGTAGGCATAACCTTTTCGAATTGAATCATGTCATCCGTCTTTTCAATGGCTTTCACGTTCTGTACGCAGTATTCAAAAGCGCTGCTATGCAGGTAGTAAAGATTTCCTTCCTTCGCCTTCTGCTCAATCCTTCGGAAGCCTTCGCTTTTTTTGTAGAAGTATTGAGGCTGATCGATTATGTTGAACCCGGCTTTCTTCATTCCCAAAAAGAACTCGCGTGCAAATTTTCGGTCGTGACCGATCTGCTTGATCTTGAACCCGGCCGTTTTCATCATCTTGAACCAAGCGATTACCTCATCATGGTTCGCAACTGGCGCATTGCTCATGGTCAGCCAGCCGTCGTCTTTCCACCCGAATAACGGAATATTGTCCTCCTCGGCTTTGCGCGTTGCCGCGACGACCGGGAACCAAGCGTGAGTGATGGCGATATCTACTCCGTTGTGAGTCCCGTAAAGCGCAGCAGCCGTGAGGTCGTGCATTTTCGAAAGGTCGGCGCCGCCGAACCAATCGATCGGCAGCTTCGCCAACTCCTCAAGCTTCCAGTTGTGCTTGCGGTCGCTCGCTTTGAACTCGTCCACGTTGAAATAAGCCCGCATGGCCGCCGTGTAGACGTTCAGGGACTTGGCGTAAAAGTCTTTCCGTTGCTGCGGATCGTTCTGCGCCTGCACCGCTTCGTTGATCATGTCGAGTGGTCGAATGCTGACGCCGTAATTCGGGTTCGCCTTTTGGTGTTGGACCGGATCGGTGTAGTCGACCTCTCCGGTTTCTGGATGCTCGTCCGCTTTACAAATGAAAATGAAATACGTGTCGTCCTTCACCGTTTGATCGAGCACCTTTTTGCAATAAACGAGGCGCTGGTAGCAGAACGAGTTCATGTTGTCGCCGGCCGTCGTGATGCCGATCATCAACTTATTGGAATAAGCCTTCATCGCTTCTTTGATGATGTTGTATTGCTTCGGCGTTTTATAGGCGTGTATTTCGTCCGCGATCGCGATATTACATTTGAGCGAGTCATGCCGGTCTGGATTCGCCGCCAAGGCTTTGATGTAAAGCGTTCCGTCTCCCAGATCGCCGCTGATGCTGTGTTCCTGGTTGTTATCCAAGATCCGGAACGTCTCTTCTTCACCCATCTGCTTGATGTTGTAGTTGATGAAGTTGAAACTTTGCAGCGATTGCTCCAGCGAAGCGCCGACGATATAAAGCCTCGAACTCGACTTTCGATTCAGCAGCGCAAGCCCCCAAGATAACGCGCCCGCAAACGGCGTCTTCCCGTTTTTCCGAGGAACGAAGATTAAGGCTTCTTTGTACCGTCTGATCTTTGTTCCCTTCTCGTAGAAGCAGAGCAGATTGTAAATGATGAACTTCTGCCACGGTTCCAATAAAAAAGGCTCGCCTGGCAACGGCGTGCCATCGAGCCTTTCGCCTTCCTGATGAACGAAGGTTCGTTCAATGATGCCGATCACAAATTCCGCTTCATCGCCCCTGAAATCAAAAAGGGCTTCGTTTTCTAAATCACGGAAGAATCGTTCGCATGCTTGGATGAGTTCCTTACTCGCAGGTTTCTCGCCATCGACGATCGACCGCGCATACTCGAATACGATTGCGTAGTTGGGGAACTCAGTTATTTCGCGTTTACTTTTTACCAAAGCCACTCAAAGCCTCGGCCAAAGCAGATTTCTTTTCCGTTTCGATCGTCACACTCTCGATCGCTTTCGGATTCAGGCAAAGACGGTCCGAGTATGCCAAGATGTCCTTGCGAAGCGATTCCAGTGTCGCGACAATAGGCGCTTTTTTGCTGCCACCTTGATCCGTGTAAACTTCGTACTGGTAATCATCTTCTTCCCACTTGATCGTGAGGGTATTATATTGATGGACGAGCTCGGCATAAATGGTGATAAGCCTGTTGTACTGCGGTTTATGGACTTTCAGCTCCTTCATCGCCTTTATGGTTGCCGCTTTGATCGTCTCTACAGTCGGCGCTCTCGCCATCAACAAAACCTCCTATTTTATGGTATTTTATGCGCCGAAAAAAAATTTCGGGGATACGCTCTATTGGAAAAACTTCCCCCTGCCGGTCCCCCGGCAAATATTTTTCAGAAAATTTTGGTGGGGGGGTTCAGGCTTCGGCCGGATTTCCGGCAGAATAAAAGCTTTCGAACTCAAATCTTCTTCGCTCCTGCCACTCCCAGCCCAGCGCCGTGACCTCGTGACTCTCGCGGTCGTGCATGGCGTTGTGCTGCCGATCGCAGAGGCTCAGGAGGTTCCACGACTCCAGCTCGATCTCCGGGTAAAGCTCGCGTGGGTAGATGTGGTGCACCGTCGTAGCCGGTTCGGTCTTACCGTACCTTTTGCTTTCTTGGCACATGTATTCATCCCGCCGCAGGACCGTCAGCCGCTTTCGTTTCCACTTCTGCGATTTGTAGAATGGATCTGCGTATTTCATTATTCAATCCTCCCGAGCTTCGAGCGTAGTGAACGCCACGCGCGAGCGTATTGCATCTTGCTCATACCCAGCGCCGCACGCACGCTATCGATGTCCTTCGATCGCCGCGGCTGCCGCAGATGGTCGAGCAGCTTCCGCTCGTTCTGCCCGAGCGCGAGCCTTGCTGTTTGATCGTCGGTAATATGCTGAGCTTCGATCATCTTCATTGCCGGTGTTCCCATTGCGTGCCGAACAATGTAACGCCAATCTGAAGCCTGAGCATCGGATCAGCGATAGCGTCCAGCCTTTCCAAAACAGAATCGACAGCGCCTTGATCTTCTACGCTTTGCGGAGTGAACAGATGAACAAGCGCGTCAGCTACCGCCTTGCTCCCGTCTTTGATTCGAACGTTGAACTCTTTCGATAGATCGTTCATGCGCCAGCTCCTTTCGGCATAATAAAAGAGCCGCCCGGTTAGGCGACTCAATAAAAAGGTATGGGTGAATGAAGTTGAAGCGACACGCCGCACGAACGGGTGTGGACGTAATCAGCGTATCGCTATTGCCATCTGTGGCACATTACCAGTTTAGCACGGACGAACTGGTGTTTGTGTCACGCGTTTGTCGTTGTGCTGTAACTGATTTGTCGCGCGTTTGTCGCCGGGTTCAAACAGCCAGATTATTGAATGCCTGAACCGCCTCTTTGCGCCAAGTATAGAAGGTCTGACGTACGATCCCCAGCGATTCGGCTGACTCGTCCGGAGTCTTGCCTTCGATGTAATGAATACGCAGAAGCTTGACGGCTTGCGGCGCATACGTTTCGAGTTGGGAGAGGATCATGTCCAGCCGGTTCACTTCGGCTTGTAGGTCTTGGAGTTCGGCCAGGTTGTTGATGACCTTGTCCACTTCCCTCATTTCTCCCTCGCGGGCTTTGGATACTCGTTTCACCGCACGGCGCAGACTCTCCAAGTGTTTGATCTCTTCTTCGTCGCCGCCTTCTTCGATCGCTTCCGTAAGGGCTTTGGTCACTTCTTGCAGCTGGGCCCGTGTTCCGGCTGGGTAACGGCCGAGCTTTGCGTGCGCCACGGCTTCCAACTCTTGCTCACGTTGAGAGAGGTACATGTAGGTTCGCTGTGGGCGCAGGCGTTCATGGAGTTGCTTCAGTTCGTCGGTCTCGCTGATCCGGGATAGCGTGATTCCGCTGCCGACGCTGTACGTCGAAAGCACTCGGATTCGGGCGAGGTGTTCTCGGTATTTGCTCAGGCGTTCGATTCCCGTCATTGTTTACCACGACTCCCCCTGTTTATAGTATTGTCCGTTAAGCTTTTGTCTTTGGGCTGTGATAGCGAGATCCCGGCGAGGTTTGTGGAATTTGTCCCAGTTCTTATCGGGGCCGATCCTCGCCAGGTGCTCGTCGATTTGTTCCGGCGTCCATAACGTAACGTGCGCGTTGCCGGCGGCGCGGGCTTCGATCTCGCGGACTCGTTCACGAAATGCGGCTGCTGATTGTTTGTTCATCCGTCTTCTCTCCTTCCGCTGGATACCAGACCAATCGACTGCCATCTTCAAGCTTGGCCTCGACGCATTTCCCTGGCTCACCCTGCTTACCGCTGAGATAAGCAGCGACTCCGTACACGGCCTGCTTCGTCACATCATGGCTCATATCCGTAATCTCGCCGGCAGCGTTACGTCTGCCGATTGCCAGCTCGCCACCGATGAGGCGCCGAACGATTTCGTAGTTTTTCCAGTTTGTCTTGCCCATGGTTTATTCCGCTCCTTTCAGAGCTGCCCGGAGGATGTCTTTGACCTGCAAGTATCCCAACCTCGGAAACTCGTTATCGTCCGACTCTGCCCAATCCGATTTTTCGATTGCCGCCGTTATGCCCGCCCGCAGCCGCTCGATCTCAGCCCGCATATTCTCCGCCGTAGCTTCCGCGTCTCCTGTTGGCAGCGCGTCGTACCAGGCTTGTTTGAGTGCTTTGGCGTTGTCTCGTTGTTCTTGTCCCCATTTAAGGGCAGATTCTGCTTCGGCTTTGAGGCGTTCGATCTCCTTATCCCGCTCCTGCACCTTCACCGTCAGGTAGCGGATTTCGTGGTCCTTATCCTCAACCAATCGACACATCGAATCGCGTTCGTGTTGGGTGTCGGTGATTACGGAGTTCAGGCGGTCGATTTCCCGAAGCCCTGCCTCCATTTCTCCGGCGAGAGTGTAGCCCTTTTCTTGCTCGTATCTCATTTGCCGAAGGATCGCTTGGTCCCTCTCTGTTCTCTCTTGGCTCACAACTCCACCCCGTTTCTTTGCAGCGCCTTTACCGCAATCAATCTTCTTTCCAGTGCAGGCGGCGATGATACGCCGGGATAAGGCGCAGCGATCTTCTTCATGTCCTCCAGCAGGTCAGTGATTACGGCGTTCAGGCGGTCGATTTCACCGCGTGCCGCTTCCAGTTCGTCCAGTGCCGCGCCGATCACGAAATCCTCGTCGTCCGGCTGTGGCGGGACGTGCAGGCTGTGTTCCCCCTTAATCATCCGGTAGAAGGCTTCGCGGATTTCCGTCATGGCCCGCTGCTCTGTTCTCTCTTGGCTCATTCCCGGGACCTGGAATCGCTGTTGTTCTGCATACCCTAGGATTTCGGCGTAGTTTTCTGCATCGTCCTTTGGCTGGCTCATTCCTCTGTTTCCTCCCCTACCGGCACCAGATTCTCCGCATAGTATGCTCCGGTTGCTTCTTCTTCTGTCATGCCGTTCCAACCTACCCAGTCCGGCCAAAGCACGACAACTACGCCAGTACGGTATGCAGCTTTTACTTCCCCTGTGCCGTGACCATTTTCCGTTTTATGCCGAACTTTATCTCCAGCTTTCAGCATCCGTCCCACGCTCCTTATATGCCCGAAGGCTATTTGCGATTCTTTCCGAACTTCTCCCGTCGCCGAGATGCCCGGTTTTCCTTCAATGGCGTCGTTTCGAAAATCTCGAACATTTCTCTCAATCCGCGCGAATCCTCTTCAAGCTTGCTTTTTGATTCGTCCAGTTTTTGCATAGCGATCGAATGACGATAGAACTCCTCAACTACCGCCGTATCTGTAGGCGTCATTCCGAGCCCGGCGATTATCTTCCTCACGTCGTCCACGCTATCCCTCCTTTGCCCGACCGGAGCCGGGCGTGTTGGTTTATCCTTGGCGAATTTTCAACAGCTCACACGCAGACATTAAAGCGTCCTGGGCTTGCTCCATCGAAATCGGGGTAGCGGAACGCTCGACGACTTCTTCGAGGAATTTGTATTCAAGGAACCATTGCCCTTCGCGCTCGGGCTGCAACGGGAATGGCACGCCATCTTCGGAATACATCTGTAACCCTTCATTCGCTCTCCAGACATCCGCGACCCCCAAATCGAATGCTACTGCGGCAATGCAAAACATGTCTTCGTCGCCATATCCCAAAGCAACTTCTCGCGGAACTCCGACTTTTTCGAGCGCCGAAAGGTTTTCCTCGCTGCTTTCCACCAAAATGAAGCACTCTTCCCCGCCTTGGCTATCTTGTACTTCGAAACTGTTCAGCACGTCCAACACCGCTTGCTTTTCTTCTCTGTTCATCTTTTATCGTCTCCTTTATTGTGTGATCATCCGTACCAGCGTCAGCAGCCCGTATCCCGCCAGCCCGATCACCACGAGGGTGATCAGGACTGCGGGTAAGGCCATGAGGGCGCGGCCGATCATTTGTCTTCGTTAATAAAAGCTCCAAGATTGAAAGATACATCAGTGATCAATTCCATCGCTTGGCGTACAAGCGGATCTTTCATCGCCGGCATCAAGAGCATTCCGCTAGCCGTGTCAAGCTTCGAAATAAATTCGCCTAATTGATCCTTTTTCTCTTCATCCATGTTTATCCGCTCCTCTTAAAATAGTGTCAGCCAACCAAAACTTTCAGATACCCCAGCTCCCGTGCCTTCTCTCGGATCGCTTCCATGTCTTCCTCGGGATAACCCCAGTGCGGGCTATTCAGTCCACCGTACCCGTTCTTTCCGTTTGCGCCTTCATCGTTGATGTAGTCTCGGAAATCGCACATTAGACCCCAGAGCGTGCCGCCATGCATGAAATGACGGTGCTGGTCCGGAATGGCTTTATCTAAGACAACCAAGCGTCCGCGGGACTCTTGCGTCAGCCAGATTCGACCGTCCGCCCAGAACAGTTTGATGTATCGGTTATGCTTCTTGCTGTAAAAGAATCGACGGCCTCGGTTTCCGATCTCTCTGATGAGGGCATTCACGTTATCAATCCGCTGCTGGATCTCTTCCGGTACCGGATCGGGTCCAGGAATGGAGGTTCCGATCTTTTTTACTTTGATCATTCGCAGGTACTCGGTGAAAGTCGTTTCCCCGCCAGCATCATCCCAGCTTTGGTATTCTTCGTATTTCGCTTTGCCTGCGGTCTCTGCCGTCCGGATCACCGAATAATCAGGGTATTCGTCCAGTACGCCGGGATACGAAATTTCGTAAATGTTCATCTTGCGTCCTCCGTTCAGAATAGTGTCAGTTCGGCAGGCTCTACCCAACCGAGTTCAATCCAGCGTGCTGTAGGCTCCTCAATCGGCGTTCCCGGCCGTTTGCGCTCTGCCCACTCCTGCGCTCCCGGTGTACCCATGCGCTGTGCTAGGTCGAGTGTGGCGGTGTATCCGGCTTCCGTGACGATCCAGACGATCACGCCAGCATCTTCTTTATCAAAGCATCGACTTCCACGATTTTGAGCGTAACTTTGCTCGGTTCGTATTTCACAGTGTCGATCAACAGAATCATGCGTCGAAGCTCCTGTAACGGTTCTTCCAGGCTTACACTCGGTTCAATCGTGAGGGTCGGCGGGATCTCATCGCTAAAGTTTCGAATCGTCGCTTTTCCGCCAGATTCATGCACGTACCCGATCAAGTAGTCGACACTCCCGAATTCGATGTGCTCTTTTTCCTTGTTTCCATTCTCCATGCGGATTACAGTGATCATTCCCATTAACTCAAATCCTCCTCGATCTTCCCGTCGTTATAAAGGCCTATCCCGTAGTAAACGGCTTTGCGATTGCGAACCGGTTTATTGTTGTGAAATTCCTCGTTGATGATCTCGGCGATAACGTGGACAGGATTCGCGTAATCCTCTTCGTAAAGCGCCGTCATCCGTTCGCATTCTTCGTACGTGTAAGGCACGCGTTCTTTGCTCACCCTACGTCCTCCTCAAAATAAAGTCAGTTGCTCCGCTTCCTCCGGCAGTTCTATTGCTCCCTGCTCCCCCTTATGCCCGCACCCCCGGCATTCGAATCGGTTGTCGGTCTGCTCCATCAGTTGTCCGCAGTCGGGGCATCCGGTTGCTTCACTCATCTAACCGAAACCTCCTCTCAAATTCCCAGCGCGTCATGATTTCCTCGTCTCCATGCGGGTTTGGGTAGTCTTCGCGGTAGTAGATATCGCCTTCCGTATCTTCCATTTCCGTGAATACCAATTGGCCGGTTTCGATTTCGCGGTAAAAGCGTCCGTCGAATCGTGCGCTGCGGCGCTTGTTGACGACTCGGGAGTGCCCGTCCGGGCAGGTCCAGCGCGCCGGCGTCTCCGTGATCATTTCTGCGCCGCAATGTTTGCATGTCGGGTTTTCGCTCATATCCCGAATATCCCGGTCGGCCGCTTTTTGATCTTGCCCGTGCGTGCCTGATCCATCACCAGAATGGCGACTTCTTCGGGTTTTCTTCCAAGCCGGCGCGCAATTACTCGTACGTCCCAACCCTCTGCCCACATTTCCCGAAATGTGATGAGCTGCGGTTCTCTCCAAGTGAAATTGAGTTCTTCGCAAGCGATATGGATAGGCTCGAACTCGGTGTTTGCCCGGCGCAACTCCTGCTGCATGCTCATGACTTCGGCTCCAATCTGCAAAAGTCAACTTCCTCTGAGTAGTGTCCATTCGATTCTCCATACCAGCGGATCGTGACGTAGCCGCGAATTGTTGCCAACTTGTAGAATGTCCAAGTAGCGCTTTCTGCGTTATCGTCCGCTTCTTGGGTAACTTCCTCCGCCATCGTAATCGGATTCCCAACCAACCAATCCAATTCCCCTACAATGCTTTCGATCGCAACGCTTTCGCAGCAATCTTGATCGTGGTACATACGGAAACATTCTCCTTCTTCGGTCGTGAAAATGATTTGATCCTCTTCATCTTGAGTTCGCTCTACCTTTGAGAGCGTCTTTCCCAGAAGTTCGGAAATATTCGCTCTTTTGTGGCTGAAATATCTATAGAGTTCATGGATGCTCATTTAGGATTCCTCCAATTCAGTGATCATCTTGATAAATCCATCCCGCCCGGACACCGCCTCGGCGTATACGCGTTCAGCACGCGCCTTCCAAGCCGCCGGCACACCTTTACCGCGTAATCGGTTGCGCTCGGTCGCTGCGGCTCTTACAGCGTTTTCCTGTACGTGCAGATGACGACGTAGCCTTCGGAGTTCGTATTCTCGATCGACTACCATCCGATGTATAGCCGCTCAGGGCCGTTTTCTACGCCTTCCCAATGTTCGACGTGGTATTTCTTGCTTTGAAGCAGGAGGCGGAATGTCGTTAGGTTGTAACCGTCCTGTGCTTCGATCACGATGTGACCTTGATTCTGCATCTGTGCGGCGTGGATCGCGTCGGTGATCCGGCTGTAAAAGCGCGTGCCTTCGGCTGCTTCGCACATGGCCGTGGTGATTTGTTTCATCAAACGCCCTCTTTGCCGTTTGGAGCTATCTCAAATCTCGACCAGCCGATGCACAGCATGCCGTTTTTGACTCTGACGGAGTAACCCTCGTCGCGGAGCTCCAGCATCGTGTTTCCCATTGCTACGTATTCTTCCGGTCCGTAATGGGCTGTATTTACGTTAATTTCGAACTTCCCCAGCTTTACCGCCGCTTGAATACGCGCCTTTACAATTTCGAATTCAGGGCTTTGCTCGTCCATGTCGTTGTAGGCGTTGGCAAGCTCGACCGCGATTTTATTTGCTTCGATTGCTTTCATGAATCTTTCTCCCCTTCCGTGATTTTCATCGTATGCAGGTTCAATTCCATGTGGCAGGCGTTGCACCCACGAATCATTTCGTGATTTCGGTAAAAGAGTCGGAATGAGGACCCGCCGCAGCCGGTACACCGCCCGATCTCCGCCGTTCGCGGAAGCGGGGCGATCCGTCCGTCGCCGCAGTACGGGCAGAGGGTGCGCTCTGGCAGCCGTTTGGTCGCCTTGAGCGTCTTCGCCGCTTTACCGGTCCAGCCGCAGTTCGCGCACTGGAGCATTATTCTTGTATGCGGCGCATTGCGTCCTCGCGCCGTTTGCTCGTGCCGTTATTTTTGATGATTTCGCAGTTTCCCAAGATCCGGTCGATGCAGCGGCCGTCTTCGTCCAGCGGTTTGCCGTTTTTATCCTGGGCGAACCATCGTTCCAACCGGTCCGGATCGAGGTTCGTCGTGTAGATCGTCTTTTTGCCTTGGCGGCCGTTGATGATCGGGAAAAGCAGTGTCTTGAATTCCCAATCGGTCAGGTCCCCGGCGCCGATTTCGTCCAGAACGATCAGGTCCGCATTGATCGCCGCGCGGACAATGCCGTCGACGGACGCCGCCCGCTGTTCACCGTCCGACGGACGCCTGTTAAACGTCGCCTTCGCGATCTCGACCAGTTGCGGCCAATCGAGGAAGAGTGTCGCCCATCCATCACCGTCGAGCGAGCGCTGCGCCGCGCGGGCAAGGTGGCTCTTTCCGTTGCCAGGGGTACCGAAGAGTAGCAAGCCGAGTTTGCGGCTTGAAAACTCACGATAGAAGCTCTTGACCTTTTCGACCGTTTTTTCGGTACCCGGCCGGACGTCAAAGTTTTTGAATCCGGCTTCCTTGATCGAATCGTTGATGATATGGCGGCTGAACGTCTTGAGGATTTCTCGACGCCGTTCCTCGCGGTCTTTTTTCGCCTGTTCCTCGTCGCGACGCTTTTGATCCAGATCCGTTTCGCATTTACAGTGCAATCGCGGGTAAATCTTTCGGCCGACTACGGCGTATTCGCCATAGCCCAGTTCAGCTTTACAGAAAATGCAGCTTCCCCATACTTCATGCTCTGGGCGCTCACTCGATAACAAATTGGCTAAGCCCGGAACCGCTGCTGCCAGATTGATCGGTTTCAACGGTTACCACTCCTTTGTAGTCCAAATAGGTTTTAGCGTTCAGGAACGAGGTCGGCATTTTGGCGAACTTGCCATCCTTCCCGATCGCGCGCTTGTCGGCGGCGTAAAGCTGTGTCAAGCGCAGCAGTTCGCCGGACCCGATTTCCTTTGCTGCGACCTTCCATTTTTCTTTTGCTTTCGCTTTGTCTCGCTTCCGTTCTTCGGGATAAATGGACCACCATTTTTCAAAATCGGAATCTGTTGTCGTGCCGTCAGGCACATATTCTTTCTTATGTGGTTCTTTATAAGAATGGTTATTTATAATTAGTTCTTTATAGGGTGCACCGTGTGCACCACCCTGGTGCATGTCCTGCACCACCCCTAGTGCACCGTGTGCACCACCTAGTGCAGGAGGTGCACCAACCCGTAGAATTTTGTAAAGGTTGCTCATGTTCTTCGCTTCGCCGCGGCGGACCGTTTTCAGCAGCAGTTTTTCCTCGATAAGCCGCTCCACGCATTCGATCGCCTTCCGGCGGCTAATCGAACATTTTGCCGCGATCGTCGCGTAGCTGGGAAAGGCTGCTGTCGAGTTATTGGCGCAGCGGCAAAGGTACAAGTAGGTCAGTTTTTCGTGTACACTGACCGCCTCGTTGTCAAAGATTTCATTCGGGCCCAGAAAGAACCCCGTTTCAAAAATCAGTTGATCATTCATGCTCGTTCTCCTTCCGCAGATAAAGCTCCGTTCTATATGCTTCCGCCCACGCTCGGCCGGACTTTGTGTAATCCACGTCGTTATGACAGGTGTTGGAGTTGACGGACGGGCCGCAGAGCATTGCCACATCTTCAGCCGTCGTCTCTGGCAACTTCCAGCGCCGGACAAGATGCGCACACTCCGGTGGATGTTCGTAGCTGAATAGGACACCGCAGCGCTCGCAATGGCCGCCGGATCGCACCCATGCCGTCGCGTATACTTCTTTTGTGATCTTTCCCCGATCCTTTGCCTTCGGCTTAATGCGGCCGTGATTCGGCTTCGGGACTGCCCTGAGAGGGAATTGCATTGCGTATTCACGCCTTTCCGTGATATTGTTTCCGTAGGTGTTTTCTTTTGGGTCCCGTTGGCGCGGGACCTTATTTGCGTTCCATCAAGCCCATCGCTTCGGCTTGTGCGCGGTATCGGTCGTGCTGCCGTTTGGCGTGAGCGGCGATCTTTTCCCGGCCGCGGACGCGTTGTTGGCGTTCGAAGAGTAAGAAGAACATGCAATTTGATAAAATGCGCAATTCATTCATCCCCTCACGCCCCTTCCCGCCGGATCGGCACCCATGCCGCCACGTAAGCGAGCGCGTCCTGTAAATCAATCTTCCGAACGTCTTTGTAGCTGGCGACCTGCCAGCGGTCTTTGATTTCGCGGTAGAGTTGACGGAACAACGGACCTCGTTCGTCTTTTTCCGGCTCTATTCCGCACACCCGCTTCGCGACCGCCTGTTGAAGCGTTCGCTGTTGTCCGCTCGTCAGCGTGATTTCGGCATCCAAACGCCGCTCTACGTCATTCATCCGTTCGACAATCAATTCTTGACCTGCCAAAAGGGCGTGTGCCGTCTGGAATACAGCCTGAATGCTGCCGGGAGCTGGCGGGTTTATGCGCTCGGCCATACGATTGAACTCGGCGATGTACAACTCCTTAAACCGGGCGGCTTCTTGGCCTGTAAATCCCATTGCGAGAAACGAAAAACCGTCTTGCGTAATCACATATTTGGGCCGCTTCTCGCCTTTGCCGTCGATGTAAGTAACCGACGCAAAATTGCGTTGGTTGAATTCTTCGCTGCACTCCAAGTTCATGATGCGGCGCAGTACGTCAGAGTGACGTTTGCCGAAAGATTCCGCCACCGTCAGGCTGTCTGTTACCGTCTTCCCGTTTTCGATGAACACCAATTGAGTCATTCCTCTTCCCCCTCGAATTCGATTTTTGTTGTTGGTGGATCGTATGGCGGCAGCCCGGCCCCGGCCCGCGCCTTATTCAAAGTGATCTTCCCTTGCTCGATTGCGTCCAGCAGCCGCTGTGGCAGCTCCGGCTCGCTGAGCGTAAACGGGATTACGTATTGCGCTTCAAGGCGATCAAGCAGTTGCATGGCCTGCGGAGACCATTGCCACATACGCCGGAGTGATGCGGTTACGCCGCCGATCGCTTCGGGGTCAATCCCGACATCATGCAATCCGAATACAATGCCCTCAATCCGGTCGAGGCTTGCTGCACTGATTTTGTTTTGTTCGGTCATTTGCTTACTCCTCCCGTTTTTCGTTTTTCAATCCAATCAAAAAAGTCCGCTCGCTCAACCCTTTTCGAAGCACCGAACTGAGCATGGCGAATTCCGCCTTGTTCTGGATCAAGAAGCAAAAATTCGTAAACCCGACGGCGGGAAATCTTGAGATAACCCGCGATGTCTGCTGCCGTCATCATTGCCGGAAGCCGCTCCTTTTCCAATGCAACCAACTCCTTCCTGAATCAACTTACGCAATACGTAAGTCTTGGCTAAAAAAAATTTTCCCTGCTTCTTCTGGCGGTATTCGTAGAATTGAAACGAGTTTTCTCATCACCTCTGCTGAAGGCTGAATTTTGCCTTTCATTACGCTGGACAATGTGTTTCTGTTGATTCCTGTTACTTCTGAAAGAGCGGTAATGGTCGAAATGTTTTGATCGATCATTTTCTTTCTTAACGCAATGACATCTGTCTTGTACTCCATCGGTTTCACCTCCCCCTACGGCTTACGTATTGCGTAAGTTGATAATAGCCCACATTTGCAATCGCGTCAATACGTATTGCGTAAGTTTTTTTGTTAAATGCAACAAAATTATTGCATAATGCGTAAGTTTGATTTACTATTAGTTGTAGAAAGGTGGTTCACCAATGTCAACTATAAATCAAAGAATTAAATCACGTCGCCTCTCACTCGGGTTAACTTTATCGGAAGTCGCTGATCGTATAGGCGTTAAAGAAGCTACCGCCCAACGCTACGAAAGTGGCGAGATAAAAAACATAAAGCACGAAACCATAACGCTACTCGCGCAAGCATTGAAGTGTTCTCCGGCTTACATAATGGGGTGGGAGGATGCTGCTGCTGAAAAGAACGAGTATTCAGTTTCCGAAGCAGAATTATCCTTACTCGACAAATACCGTTCACTAGACGAGAAAGGGAAGCACACAGTCAATACCGTTCTTGATATGGAATACTTCCGCCTTAATGAAAAACCTCACCTCACAGTCGTTGCCGCTCACAACGACGATATGTCCGACGAGCAAATCGAACTCATGGAACAAGATCTCGCCGATCTACGCGAACTGCACAAACGAAAACGGAGTGATAGTGAATGAACTTATACGAAGAGCTTATCGAAGAATCTTTCCAGCTCGGGCTCATCGTTTACGAACGGGAATTTCGCTCTGGCGCTCGCGGTCTGATCAATGGCACGGCCATTGGAATACGTCGAACACTGACGACAAAAGAAAAAAGAGGTGTTTTGGCTGAGGAACTGGGCCATCATCATACGGGAGTCGGCCGGTCAATTAGCCGCAGCCTAAACAGCCGGCGACAGGAAGTCCGCGCGCGCCAATGGGGCCACATCCGGATTATCCCCTTCTCCCGATTCTTGGACGCCCACCGCGCGCGCATAAGCGGCAGATATGACCTCGCCGCCTATTTGGATGTGGCTGAGGTCTTTTTGCAAGAAGCTGTTGATCGGTATAAGGATAAGCACGGCTTGTTCGTAGAGCTGGATGACGAACACACTCTTTGCTTAGATCCGTTGTTCGTCATCGAGCCTTACGCGCATGTTCATGAGGAGGTGGTCTGTTCTATCAAAACGGAATAAAACAAAAAGAGAGGTGGATGCCTTGAAGGGACACGTTTATAAGCCTGGCTGCAAATGCCCGAAGGAACAGCGCTGCCGCTGTAATGCCAAGTGGGGTTTTATGGTTGATGTCGGAACCAATCCAGCTACAGGGAAACGGAAGCAAAAGTTCAAAGGTGGATTCGGAACGAAGAAGGAAGCCGAGGCTTTCTTGAGTGAATTCTTGGTTGGTCTAAAAGGTAGTTCTTTTCAGGACCCATCAAAAATGCTTTTCAAAGACCTGAGTGACGAGTGGATCGAATGCTTTGCCAAAAAAACATTTTCCAAAAACGGGAAGCCTGGAACGGTTAAATTACGAAAGGAACAAGCCGAGCGTCTGGTAGAACATCTGGGCTTTGCTCAGATCAGGAAGATAGACAGGTTGAAATATCAGGAAGCTTTGGAGAATCTAAAGAATGACAGGAAGCAAAAAAAGGGGCCGTCGGAAACCTTATCCGACAATACTATGATCGGGTTTCATTCAACCGGAAAAATGATTTTTGACTACGCCGTAGAAAAGCAATACCTCCAACAAAATCCTGCCACAGGCGCCGGCCCCGTGCGCCGGAAGAAAAGCGTAACTGATATAGAAGGTTTGGTCGAATTGCCAAAATATTTGGAAAAAGAGCAGCTAAAACTCTTTCTCGAGACGGCTCAAAAACATGGGTTAGAAGGAGATGCGGAAGCTTTCTATACCATTGCTTATAGCGGACTCAGAGCCGGAGAATACTGCGCCTTAGACTATGGATCTTTGGATTTCAAAGAGAATACCCTCTCCGTTACGAAAACTCTTTACAACCCAACTGGGGCGGGTGAAGCATACGAAATTGTAGCTCCGAAAACAGTCAGGTCAATCCGGACCATTAAAATGGACCCCGGAGTAATGAAAGTTCTTCGAGCTAAGCAAATTCGGCAAATGGAATACAAGCTGCGTTATCCCAATTATTTCGACGGGCAATTCGTTTCTGCCATAGGTCCAGATCGTATGTTTGCAGGACGGCCGGAAAACATCATGACGCTACGTGCGAGAATGAAAAGGATTTTGAGATTAGCTGGATTAAGTCAGAACCTGAGTACCCATTCACTCCGTCACACTCATGTTTCTTTGTTAGCGGAAGCTGGCGTTCCTTTGGAAGTGATTATGGATCGTTTGGGACACGGTGATGACAAGACCACGAGATTGATCTATATGCACGTCACCAAACATCTGAAAGAAGAGGCTGCTCAGAAGTTCACTTTGCTCATGGGCGACCTCGGTTAAATTTTCGTTAAATTCAGTGACAGAATTAGCGCGTTAATTTTAAATAAACCTTGATCACAAAAGGATTCATTGACCTTATTTTATAAAAGCATCTATTATCGCTTATATTGAGAATGCGGGCAATGTGCAATCCGGCCGGAACATTCATTTCCCGACAACGAAGATGACAGGAGAGGTGGCAATCATGCCTACGAATGACAGACCGTTGAATGGCAAAATTGCATTGGTCGCGGGCGCGACAAGAGGAGCGGGACGAGGCATCGCGCTTGAACTGGGAGCACTCGGCGCGCATGTCTACGTAACCGGACGCACGACAAGGCAGCAAGCATCGGATATGAACAGAAGCGAGACGA